GGCCTTGACCTGGGCCACAATCTTCTTGCGAAGCCCAGGCTTGGTGTAGTTTCCTGCTGCATTGACATCGGATTTAGTGGCCATCCTCACTGTCCTTTTTTCGCGAGGGCATCAATTTTTGCTTCAAGCCTTTCAAAGCCTGAATCAAAGCGTTCCATAATCTTTTCAAGGTCTGCACGAACCTCTGCACGAGTGATGTGATCACGAGCGATTTCCTCCCTCGTTTTGTTAAGCAAAATTTGAATACGCTTTTGCTCGTCGGATGCGTTTTTAAGCATCATCATGACTAATGCCACAAAAAACGATGTGACTAGGTTCCAAACTAAAACGCCCGTATCCATTTAGCACTTCCATCTACGTCTTGCCTGCCGTATACGGCTGTTTGGGTCTTTGGCTGCTTCAGGAAACTGCTTCATCTGGCCCGCTGAACGAGCACAAAATGACTTCCTGCGCGCAGCATCTTTGGGTCCTGGGTTGTCCGAAGTCACCGCTGTCTTAAGCTTGCTCCCAGGGTTAGCACGACGATAGGCTTCGACGCCCTTTTGCGTCATGCCTGCGCCCTGCTTGGTCGGTCGAAAATTACCGCTCTTGACCGACGTCGCAATGCCCATGCCCTTGGACTTAGCCATTAGGCAGGGGCTCCACCCTGGAAAAGCAGCGTGACGCTTGTGACATCTACCCCTGAGACATCGATAAAAACACCTTCATCAAACAAGATGCCCATGTCTGGGATGATGATGTCACTTGCTCCCGCAGCAGCAGGAGTGTTGATGGTTACCAACGCCGTTCCCGAGGAAGTGCTGCCGTTCTTCAAAGAAAACGAAGCGGCGTTGCCTGTATTAGTGAAGTACATCCCCACCACCCGCGTACGCCCCGCAATCGCGTGGGCGTCGGCAGTCTTGGTGACTGCCTGGATATTACTACTGCTCATTCCGTGGCCTCACTGGTAAGAACAAGGGGCCTAGGCCCCCGTTAAATTACGAAGCGTCTTGGAAGTCGCCACCTGTGCTATCCGTAACCGCATCGACCGAGTTAGCGATCTTGATAAGGTCGCCAGCAGCACCGTAATCAGTGATGTTGTTACGTACACAGTTGTTGAACAATATCACGCCGTTTTGGGCGGCGTTGCCTGTTGCAGCAACCGTCATCGTGGTCTCACCGCTAATGTTTTGCGCATTGATCATGACGCAATTCTGGAACAAGGCCCATCGGTTAAGCGATGAAACAGCATTTGCGTCAACTGCCAGCACGCCTGCATTGGTCGCATAAATTGGGAAAAGGCAACCATTGAACGTATTGCGCGCAGTTTCTGAACGAAGGCGCACGTTTGCATTGGCCACGGTACGAGGAACGCTGTCAACACCAAAGGTGCATGACTCAAACAGATGCTCGCCGCCCCCCGTAAGCAACAAGCAAGCACTGCCCGTTTCATCCGCAGAATAAGTCGCATTGCCCATGCCTGCAAAATGCACGTTGCTGTAGTAGTTACGCTCGCCCTTGTCTTCCCAGGCAACCACTGCGGTAGATTCGGCAAACCCTTCAAAGATTTGAATGTTTGCAAACATGCATCCGTCGCCCGTCACTTCGACCATCGGTGTAAAGGCTGTTGCAGGAGCAGATGCGGCATGCGAGATGCGTGCGCGTTGGGAGATATTGACTGGAGAGCAGATGCCCACGAGGTGGGTGGCGTCCTTGTTCCACTCCAGTTTCGCGGTCAAACGTGCAGTGCCTGTTGCTTGGCCATTGCCAATCAAAAACACAACATCGTTCTTACCTGAAGAACACTTGGCAAGTGCTGCGGTCAAGGTTTTAAGTGCTTGCGCAGGGCTTAATCCGGTGTTTCCGTCAGCGCCTGTGGCAGGGTTTACGTAGTAATAGGTGCCGGTGAAGGGAACCAGTCCACCAAAGGCAGGGCCGATAAAGCCGCCTGGGGATACAACTGGTCCAGAAAACGTGGTCTGACCCATGATAATCCTTACATGCTTGTGAGTGCATTAGTCTGCATGTGCGTCAGCCGGGACTGTCTAATGCACCGAGTTAACCCCGGAATACAGGCACTGTAGCACTATGGCGCGGAGGATGCAACGTTCGTTCTGTTTGCCATGAAAAGACTTCTTCCTTCTTCAGATGCCCATGATTGTTTCATTTGTGCTGACTTTGACAAAGCACGCTCCAACGCTCCGCAAGAGGGGCATCCACGTCCCTTGCGAAACTGAGCAGCGTATTGGGAAAAAACCCCGTGAATTGGACACATACACCCTTCAATCCTGATTAAGGCACCTTGGTATACGGCGTTCGTAAAATCGTATTTATCCAAAACCTCTGACGGAAACTTCTTCTTTACAGCGTCAAAGTCCGCTGGATGTTGTTCCCTAGCGTTTTTACGCATGACCTCACGAATCTTTGCCAGTCCCTCTTCGGTATAGGTTCTGGGTTTTTTAGGAACATCCTTTTGAGCTCTTGATATCTTCGCCTTTGTCTCGTCCGTTCTTATTTTTCCAAGCCAAAAACGTTGAGGATTTTGCTTTTTCTTGGCTCGAATGCGTTCCTTAGTTTCCTCGCTATGAGTCTTTCCGACGCGGGGGTGATTAAAGTAGCTTTGAGCATAATGGGCTCTAAGCGCTTCTGCGATTTGACGTCTTTGTTCTTGGGTGACAATTCGGCCAAAGTTTGGGTGATTTTCTGGAGCAACGTTTCTCCAAGGGGCACCTGATCGTTTTCCTGCGTTGTAACAATAAGCTTTCCCGAAATGTTCTTCCAACCACCTGTCTTCAGCTTCCTGAAGGGAGTTTCCCTCTGGAACCATTTCTACGACCTTAAAAAGAAATTTCTCTTCCCCGTATTTGTTCCATGCCGCTTGCAAGTGAGCACAATGGTGAGTGCCCCTTCTAAGCTTGTTTCGATGTGTTCGAAATCGTTCTCTGTGGTTGTTTGTGCTGCCTACGTAAAACTTATCATTTACAGCGTTAACAATTTTATAGATGACTTGATTCATTTGATGTCCGGTATTAAGTAAGGTATGTCTAATGTACACTCCGTGTAGTCAATAGTCAAATAAAAAAGGCCACCTTTCGGTGGCCTTTGCTAAGTAGTTGATTTACCTAGTGTTTTTATGCAGCTCCAGGGCTTCCGAAGATGCCCCGAGGATCAGAGTATCCGAACGAGTACCGCTCGCGCGCTTTGTACCTTACGTTACCGGTAGAAAAGTCACCCTCAAAACCCGTACGCATGGCCACACGTTCAAACATCTTCATGCCGTTAGGTGCATCCGTCTTGATGAAGAATGCCTCTGGGTCGGTCAGGAAGTGGTTAACCACATAGCCCTGGGGGATCATGCCCATGTTCTTGATGGCATTGATGTCGTTGTCTGCCGTTCCAACACGCAACGTGGACTTCATGATGCGATCAGCGGTAAACATGAGCTCTTTCGGGATGATCAACTTCAGGCCCTGAACAGCGATCTTCAAGCCACGTTCATCGGTGAACGCTGCAATGTCGATCAAGGACTGCTCAAGCGAAGTTTCCGAAAGATCAGCAGGCGTGGTGAGCTCGTTCTGGAGGTCTGGTCCACCCAGGGTCGGGTGATCCAGCGCACACAAAGGCTTACCGTCGCCACCGATGGAGGTGGTGAAAGCGCCGTTGAGCACAGCAGCAGCTTTGATCTGCTTGGTTTGCGCCATGGAGCGAGCCAAAGCCTTGGTGTAACGCGCTGCCAGACGGTCGTAGAGGTTATCCTCAACGGCTTCTTCAGTCAGCGAGAAGGCCAAAGCAATGGTTTCGTGGGTGTAGCGAGCGGTGTAAACCTCTTGCGCGTTGTCATAAGCGACACCAGCGCCTTCAGTCTTGACCGGAGCCTCACCGAACCCGGATTCCATGACTTCTTCTTCGAATGCACGATCAGAAGACTCGACAGAGTAAATCTGTAAGTGTTCGTTTTCGTAGTTCTTGTATTCCAGGCCAAAAAGAGCATTGAGTCCAGGCTCAAGCTCTTTAACCAGTTGGGCACGTGAAATTGCCATGATTTAACTCCTTAAACGCCTGCCACGCCAGTGCTGCTAAAGCTGTGGTTGTTAATCTTCACAACAAGCTGGGCATAAGCACCCAACGCGTTGCCTGGATCGGCATACAAACCAATGATCTTCAACGTGAGATCTGCGGTATTAGCAGGTGCTCCGCTGGTGGTCATCGCCGATTGACCCGTGGTCGTGCTGCCGGAGCCGTAGGCCACGTACACGTTTTTACCGATATCGGTCTGCGCGATGGCAGTGCTATCGGCCTGGATCAAAAAGAGCTGGCTGGGATCATCAATAATGTCGGCCTGAATGTCTTCAGTGAATGCCGCATTGGCAATGAATTTATTCGACCATGTCGGCTTGCCTGTGACAGGGTCATCATAAAAACAGCCATTGAAGACACCAACCGAGGATTGTGTGTTTGCACTCACCCGCTCAATGTATCCCCCGACAATTCGAACTAAGTCACCCTGGAAAATATTGGTGCCGTAGTCCTCTTTGATCAGGTAACCGTACTGCTTTTGCGCCCCTGTTGCGGACAGGTTTCCGAGTGGACGCATTCCAAAAGGCTTATTGGTATTAGCCATTTGTCGTTCCTTTCAAAAAAGATTTAAGTTTCAGCCGTAGGGCGGCTGCCAAACGTCGTGCGTGAGCGCCGTTCAGGACTGTTGATTCGCATCGAGTCATGCGCATTGGATTTCAACAGCTCATTGTCGATCGCTCGTTGTTGATCACGTGCTCGGCCCTGGTAATACGCGTTGCGTTCCTGAGCGGTCTCTTCGGGGATACGGGCGAGCACTAAAGCGCCTACGCCGATCACACCTGCATGTCTGCCGTCGTCAATCGATGCGGAAGCAAAATCGGGATACTCCTCAGCCCGCACGAGTTCATAGCCCTCGCGCAGTTTTGCTGTGATGTTCATCCGATCATCAAATCCCATCGTCTCGCGACGAAGCCAGCGGTGCTTGTACCCTTCCGGTGCCGGAGGAGCGTCCAATTTAGAAGGAGGGGCCCAGGGCTTGCGGCGCGCAGTCTTCTCACGAGTGATTGCAGCTCGTGATTCACGGCGTAATTTCGGCAACGCGGTTGCAGAAACTTCAGTGGTTTGCTCATGTTCCATGGTTTATTCCTTCACGTACTTTGCGTATTCCTCAAGCGGAACACCTAGTTTCTTGGCGATTGCGACCTGACTCGGGGTCAGTTTCACAGTGCGGCGTGCGCTTTGGTTCACGCCTGAAGAGCGTGATGCAGGGGCAACTGTCTGCACGGGACGGTTGGCTGAACGGTTCATACTATCAGAACGAAACTTATGTGGGAAGGCGTCTTTGATGCGTCGATCC